AATTGGTGCGCCTTGCAACAATGCAGTCACGGTCAATGTCGTAGTAGACATTGAGCCAGTAAATGTGGTTGTGTAGGGGCGAATACCCGTACCCATGTATGTCTGGGCTGGGCCTAAGAATAGGTCGTCTGAAAATTGAGGCATTTGATCTTCTCCTTGAAAAGCTTGATCACATTAAAAAAAAGGGAGTGGAGTTATTTCCACTCCCCTGTTTGCTTTAGACGCCAGGTGTGCCGTAAGCGGCACGTGGGTCTGTAAAGCCAACGTCGTAACGCTCTGTCGCTTTGTAGCGCATAGAGTCAGTTTCGAAGTCACCTTCCATGGTTTTCTCCAAACGTCTGCGCATTAAAAGCTTGAAGCCTTCAGGAGCATCTGTTTGTACCCAGAACGCGGTAGATGATGTCAAACGTGACAACACCGCAGCGCCCTCATCCAACAAGCCAATAGACTTGACAGGATTGATGTCGTTGTTAGCGTTACCAGTTCTCAACACTGATTTCAACAACACTTCAGCTTGGAAAATGTTGCCTGGAGCCACGATCAATTGACGTGGTACCAAACGAATCTTCTTACCATTGTTGTCAACAGCTTGACGGATTTGAATCAACATCTGTTCGAGAGATGTTTGGCTCAAATTGGCTGCAGTTGACAATTGGTTGCTGAATGTACCGTTAACAATTGGGTGTGCTGTGTTAATCAAAGACACACCGTCACCGCCTGGGTACGCGCTATTGAACGAAGTGTTCAACACATTAGCTGACAACAATTCTTTGGTTTCCACCAATGATTGTGCCAAATGACGTGCATACACTTGACCGATACGGATATGGTCGCCATCTTCTACCAACACTTTTGTCAAAGCAAAGGCTAATCCATAGACTTTGTAGACATAGCGTTTTAAGAAGAGTACACCACCCTGTTGATACGTAACGGGGGTACCGTCAGGCAACTGGGGGGCTGCGCCAAATCCATAAAGGACAGGCTCTTCGTGATAGTTACGTGGAATGCCGTCTTCTTGGCGGAACACACGGCTCCACTCGTCGGCACGTTGGTCATAGACTCCGTCGAAACATTCATTGAGGATAGGCTCAACGATTGATCTAAAGTCCGTACTTCGCATTGGTGCGGCCATTGCAATACTCCTTTATTAAACAACAGCAGTAGTAGCTGCAACAAATTGAACATATGGCAACGTTACACGAACAATCGTATATGCATCACCCCAAGCGTTATCAACATAGGGAGCTAAGTCAACTACGCGCATTTGGCCTTGGGCACCATTGGATTGTGCAGATGCAGAAGCCAAAGTTGCTTGCGACAAACCAGTGGTTGTGGAACCAGCTGTAATGTTGCTGAAGTTGTACTCGCCACCAATGGTGGTTTGCGCCATAGATCCATCAGCTTGGATTTCATAAACGATTTTTTCGTCGTTGTAGAAATAAGCTACACATGAACCTGCTGTATAGGCTGTGCCTGAAGGCCAATAGTTGGAAATGCGACGACGACCTGTCGTATCTGTCCACTCGACACCTGCAAAGGCGCCAGCGACTTGGTAGCCACTCGACGCTGCGCTGTTGCCAGAAGTAGCAGAAGGAACGATTGTGCCGTTAGCAACGCTTGACAAGCTTGTGGCTGTCAGAACTGCTGCTGTCACATACGATACTGGTTGACCCTTCAATATATCAACGGCTAAACCAGATTTAATACCGTTTGCAAGCGCTTGAGCGCGATCCAGACCAGAGGGGTGGAACGCAGGGCGCAAGCCAAACGGAGCAGAGGTTGAACTCATTTAAAGACTCCTTTAAGGTTATCCCGAAAATACGGGTGTTTTACTTGGTTGCTGTTCAATTCCGCCAATACCTTCACCTTCAACATTCACTAGCGACTTTCCATTGCTATCTCGTTGCCCTTGTAGATTTTCAATTTGAACACGAATCTTGTCAGCCTCTTCACGAGGCTTATCGTGGTGCTGATAGGTCATGATCTCTTGATAAAGATCCATTGGCAATTTGAAAAGCAACATCTCGTTGCACGATATAAAACCTACGTGCTCACCTGACTTCACGCGATAATCCTCATAGCCTGGGAACTCTTCCGACTTAACGGGAACGTATCCTAGACGAATCCTTTTATCTATGCTGTCATAGCTGTTGGTAGTTGAAAGCCAGCAAAGGTGCCACCCATCTAAGGTGGGTAGTTTTGGCAGTGCTGATTGCGTCCACTCCTCGTTCCACATCTTGCGACGTTCTTGCGTAGAAATGAACTTATCTTCAGGTGCTGTGTGAGTCGCTTCCCCATTTGAACGGTCTTGGCGTCCACCAGCATTGAGAGATTTTTTGAGACGTGATTCCATTTTTAGTTTCTCCAAGTATTAGTTACGGGTTTTATTCTGACGGTCATATTTCATGAAGTTTTCAATCATCTTCTGTTTGCGTTGGGGGTTGTCCCATGCGCCAGCTTCTTTCATCGCATTCACTCTTTCTGGAGTGAGGACGAACTGAGTACGGTTAGTACCCCCATAAGCTGCAGATGCTTCTCGACCAGAACTGCCCACGACATTCCTTGGTTTTCTGACAACGGAATTATTGTCTGATGCTTCATTATAGCGGTGTGGTAAAGATTTATGCAAGCGACTATCTAGTTCGTCCCAAAAATCAAGATCTTTTGGATCCCACCCCTCTTCAACAAGCATCTCAGATGCCTTCATAGTGACCTTGCTATCCCTGTCCGTACCGTCTACTTTGTACCAACTATTCTTGTTGATCCATTGGGCAGCGTTGCGTTGTACCTCAGGCTCAGGTAACTTTATGTTATCTAGGGTAGGTCGCTGAGACTGTTGTTCAACTTGATGTTTTAGACTAGATAATTGGTTTAAATTCTGTTTTGCCTCGTCCAAAAGGTCTTGAGCCTCAACCATTGCTTGTCCGTCATTGCTACTAACCGCCTCTGACATCTTCATTTTGGCGTACTCCATGCGAACTTGGGTATCCTCAATGTTTTTGTCTATGCGCATCACATCCGTTTGGCGTGTTCTACCCTCCACATCGGTCAAACGACGCTTAAACTCCTCGTTTTCACGCTGTAATTGCTGTAAACGAAGGTCTTTTTCCTCATTTGTCTTGCGAATCAAGTCTTTTTTTGCTCGACGACGGTTTCTTTTCGCGTCTCTGAGCGCTTGATCATCATCAGGATGGTCTGCATCGTCATCACCACTTTGTGGAGTTATTTCCACTTGGTTGTTTTGATCAAAATCGTCGTCTTTTATTAAATCTGATGGTAGATCTACCACCGCAGAGCCATCGTTTGACTCTTCAATAATCAATTCAGGTTTTTCTTTTTCAGTTGCCATGATTTTTCCTTAAACGTAAGTTTTGAACGATAACGGATCATCTGTAATGCTCGATATCAGTTCATGGTCGTTGATTGTCATGAATAAAACAGCTTCAGACTCTGCCTCTTCAGTAGGAACACGTCTTTCCCACCTATCCCCACCCCATTTGGGAACACGGACAAAGTCGCCAAGCTCAGCCCATGAGCCTTCAGCCCAAGGTTGCATGGTGTCTCTGTTTTTAAACGCCAATGGGCCAATCGCCACGACCTTACCGATCATGTTGTTCCATTTTTCGTTTTCTTTGGTTTCATCAACAATGATGATCATCCCAGACCTCTTCTTTATTCGTCGAAGTTGGACAATCACACGACCACCGAAGGGGCGTTGCCCTGGGTCTACGTCTGGAAATGCCCATGCCAAATCTTCAGGATCGGACACGGCTTGGCTACCCTCTATCGTAGGGATCTTCTTTTTCTCACTCATACTAACTCCTAAAAAACACCATATCTCAGGTGCATCGTTAAAGCGCTTTTCAGCGCGGCCTCAGTCCTTTAGGGGGACTTATTCTTTACTTTCTTCTTCTTCAGCCATACGGTCAAATGAATTCAAGGCGTATTGCAATCCTTGATATTCACCTACCATACGCTGATACGCCTCCCAAGTAGTAGCGTTCCCAAAGGCAAGGGACGCTGCTAACTCGGCTTGACGGAGCTTGATCACATGGATCAATTGTTCAATCATTTTTTCTTGCTTAAAGGAGACACTGTTTTCTTAGGGGTGTCTTGCATGCTTTGACCGTTGATAGGCGCACCTTGTGCCAAACGCTTGTGTTGTGGAACTAGGATGCTTTTTTGTTCTTGATCAGATGTTGCCATTTGGTACTCCTTGTGGTGGCATTGGGGGTTGTGCCTCAGGCGGAGGTGCCATTGGCGGTTGCATTGTAGGAGGTTGCTCCTGACTAATGTTTTGGATTGTCTCATGAGTTAGCTTAGCATTCTCAATCGCAATTTTTGTTTGGTTATCCATTTGTGCTTTTTGGATATCAGCTTGCAACTTAGCTTGGTCGTATTGGATATTTGCTTGGTCGGCTTGCGTCTTACGCTGTGTCTCAGCCATGCTTGTGTCTTTGACCACTTGAGCATCAGGGGGCAATATACCTTTAGCCATTTGAGCGCGTTGTGATGCAATTTGGATAAGTTGTTGGAACGCTGGTAAGAACGCCTCAAACACATCTTTGGTATCCAACTCCACATGCGCGCCAACCACCGTGTACAACTTGTCAATTGATGCTGTTAACTCAGGATCATCATAGTTGGTGATTGGTTTACCACCTTGTGACTGTGCAACATATGCATTGCTACGGTTCAAATACCACAATGTCATGTGTTGTTTGATGTGCTCGATCAAGTTGTTGACATAGTTTGGATCCGCAAATGGGGATTGTCCGAAAAACGGATTTAATCCAAACTGCAAGTGATCTTGGATGTGAGCTATGTGATCTTGTTGGATGTAAGCGTATGCAGGTTGTCCGAGTAGCATGGCAGCGTTCTCATCCGCAGATGTCCGTTGCTCAGGAGATGGAACATCCTTCATCAACTCGTTAATGTTAGGCACCTTCAATTGCTTGAGGAACCTAGACAATACTTGGTTCATGTTGAACTGATCAGGATGCTTTTCAGCCAAAGCCAATACAGCTTGGTTCTGCGCCATTCTCTGAGTTTCTGAGAATATGTGAGGATCTGATACAGGCACCACGTCTGTATTACGTGCAAAGTCTTGGCGTTCAATCTCAAGATCAGCCACCACTTCAGACTTGCGCATCTCATCAAAGTGCCAACGATTCAATCTACACAATATCTTAAGAACTCTTGCTTGTGACTCGTGCAATCTAGCGTGGATGGCGGAGAAGACAGCCGCTCCTTGCTCTATCAACGCTTGTGTCGTACCCACAGGTGCGTTCTGATTGACATCAGCAATCTTTTCTTCGCTTGTGGTCACTACCCCCTTAGCAGCGGTGTCAAGCCATCCCAAGAGGCTGAATAGCACTGCGCTTGGTGGATTGAAAGGCATGGGCATAGCAATTGAGCGAATGTCATTGACCCCAGGCGCTCCCTCAATCTCAACAATCTGCGTAATGTCCACTTGTTGGCTTTGACCACTGATCTTGGCTCCCTTGAGCTTGAGCATGGTCGCTGCGTTATTTATATGGGCGCTATCCAATAAGGCACGTAGAGAGCCAGTAAGAGCGGCACTAAGACCACCAATAAGATGAGGTAAACCAATCGCATAAGCACCCCTCCATGGAATAAATTTAAACTCAACAATCCAATCTAACTTGGTCATCGTCTCGTCTTGCTCTTCCCAATTACGGTAAAGACCAATAACTTCATTGTCCAACTTGTCAATCATCAATATGTAAGGAGCCATTGTCCCCTTACTATATTTGTCTTCGTCCAACTCAAGATAAGTGTAGATGTGGTAAACCTCACGCAATCCGTCTAGGTTATCTCCACCCTTGCGTCCTTCAATCTTGTTGTTGGCTTGTTCAGGTTTTGTAGGATCAGGCTCCATCGTTGCGCGAGAAATGTTTACATCCGTGTACATTCCACTTTGAATGCGACGGTTAAACTCCCAATGGGTGATTTCATGAACCTCCGCTGCCCTTTGGGCTGTGTAGAAGTTAGTAGCAGCGAACGGTAGGATCACCCTATCTATTGGAAGAAACTCCACGCATGGGCGTTTCTTGTCTTCATCAAACCACAGTTTAAAGTATTGTGATCCACCCAAAGGCAACTGAGTTAACAACTGTTCTTGCTCATCCCTAAACTCTTCGATCTGCTCAGTGATTTGCCAATTCAGATAATCACGCTTACGCTCTGCTTTTTCTGTCTTGATCTCATCAACTTTGCCCAATATCTTTGTTCTAACAGGGCCATCAGGTGGAAACATTTCTTTAATAGCGCGAGCAGCGAAATCGACGCATCCCTCAGCCATGGCAGGGTGAACTACTTTAGATGCTCCCATGAAAGTGGCACCACCTGGGGCATCATTCCCCATTCCTGTACGCTTTAATCCCTCTTCGTACTGCTTGTCTCGCATTTCGCGAGCCTCTTTGTCTTTCATCAACATGTCTGTATAACGCAAGGCGAGGGTGCTCAACTCACCGCTGTCATAGTCTTCAGCCATGTTTGAGTAAAAGTCAGGATTCTCTTCAGGCCCGTCATTTGGAATGTTAACAATAGCTGATCCGTCAGGTTGCAACTCGGTTTCCATCTCAGGCATGTTTACTACAGCAGATCCATCTTCTTGCTCGTCAATGTTGATATCGTTTTCGTTAGCCATTATTTTTTCCTCATCAATTCAAGTAGCATGGTATCCATGTTGTTGTGAATTGTAACTTTATGTTTGGGTGCATGGTAGGGCATAGACTCGTCATCTCCACGACGCATTGCTAAATGACGTTGTGCAATTGGGTTTTGCTCAGGGAATGCGTGGAAGTCATCGTCACTGTATCCAATATGTCTTCCACCAATTGATCCACCATCAGCTTTGCGGATTATCTTAATAGGTTGGGGCGCACTGTACTCTTTGCCTTGGCTCTTGATTTGATCTTCAGGTTTATCAATAACATACTCACCTTTATTTTTCTTAGCGTGTTGGATATCCCCTTCACCAACATGATGAGTGAATGATGTTTGATGTCCAAGATTGCTTGTAGATTCGGTGGGCGTGGTCATAAGAATGTGACCTGCCTCTTTGCCGTTTTTTGTTTTGAACCTGTTCTTTGGCAAAAACTCCGTGTCTTTGAACCTTGAATCAGTAGGAATCATGTGTGGCGTACCATCATCGTTCTTCCCAACTTGAACTAAGCGTGGATGCAATATGTGTTGCTTTTGATAGTCAAATCTCAAGTCTTTAACCGTCTTGTGACCATAATGAGCTTTGTCTTCTGTTGTTGGATTACCTGAGCCATTGAAGTGACCCTCATGGCCTTCTTCTTTTTCCTCTTTGGTTAATTCACTTTCAGGGCGTCCTGTAGACCAATATTTAGCATGCGTTATAGCGCTTTCCATGTTCTTAGACATGGGTGATCCACGCCTAACATCAGTAACCATGTATGAGCCTTTGGGTGGGGTTTTATGCCCTTGCTCGTTGGTGAAATCACCTTTGTTGTCTGATGCAGTAATTGTGTTGCGCACCCTTGCTTTGTCACGAGATATGTTCTCGGCAATTGATGAGCCTTGCTTGGTCTTTGGGCCAACATTAGAGTGGGTCACATGATAACCATTCTCAGGGTCATGCAACTCGTTGGTCTTACCATAGGAGTTAGCAATGATTGGTGGTTTGCCTTCCTCTTTGCGTTGCTCATTCAAGTGACGAATAGCATGGCGTGAAGACACATCTGTCTCATCCACTACATTAGGGCGGAACAACATGCGTTTGTTTTGCTTATCGGCTTTGTCCGATGCGTTACGCAATGAACCTGTATGAGCTAAGATCCAATCTTGGGTCATTCTAGGATCGTGTTTGGCAATTGCATGACCTGCGCGACGACTAGCGGCGGCCGCGTACTGTGACTCAGCATTAGGCGCAAAGCATGTGCCCTTGCTTGTATCCACAACCCCTTTAGCATCAGTACCACCACCACATCCCTCAGTCTGACCTGGGCATGTGTTGATCACCTTATAGTCCATGTCTTTGCCATGTCCTTGGGGAAAGAGCGCATGACCTGCTACCCCCTTAGATGCGTAACCCACATGCGATCTACCTTGTGAGTCGTGTTCATGATTCACAGTGTCAAGCTTTTCAGATTCGTCTAATGTGTCTCTGTTGTGCTTGATAAACTTTGCTGAACGAATACGATTCAGAGCGCTCTGCTCTTCATGCAATTGTTCTTCTCTTGGTTTGGCAAAATGTTGTTCTAGTGTTTCTTTGTGTATTCTTGCTATTTGTCCAAGAGTCAAAGGCTCACGATGCTCAGAGCCATATATCTTTGCTCTAGCATCCATCATGTTTTTTAGACCCTCAGCGCTTGCTTTAGGGTTGCCTTCAATCAAATGGCGTGGAACAACAATCCCTTTTACGCCACCTGATCCTTCAGCTTTGATTTCTACACGCTTAGATTTCTCTGTTTTCTTTTTGGACAACTCCGCTTTCATGTCTTCAACAGATTTAGTTGCACCTCCCTTAGCCATCCCTTGTGGTGGTTGTAACTGCTGTGGAGGGGTCATAGCGTTCATTGCTTGACCTTGTGGTGTCATCTGTAGGATGTTGCTTGGAGGCGCTCCTAGAGGGCTTGATGGTGCTCCACCTAATGGGCTTTGCGTTGATTGACCTGATGGTGGTTGCTGATTAGGAGGCGTCATAGGAGGCGCATCTTGTTTCATCATCTGCATCCCAGGAGCTATCGAATTCATATCCACACCACCGACTGAAGGATTACCGTCTTGACCTGGGTTGATATACACCTTGTTCTGCATGCTTGGAGCCTCATTAGCTCCAATAGATTGGATGTCAGACTTTGGAACTATGTATCTATTTTGGTTCAGCGCCATGCGCATTTGCTCTATTGATGGTTGCACGTTGCCTCCTTCGGCTTTATGTATGACTCCACCTGTATTATAGAGGGGTAGTCCATTCTTGAGCACATCTTCACGCATTGGCTCAGTGATAGGGAAGTGATGCACATTGGTAGTTTTTGGCGGTGATCCAAATGAAAAAGAATCATTGCCAAATTTTTGCTTTGGTTCGGTTTCTATTGGATGCCCATGTAACTCCATTTTGACGCCATGTTTTTTACCAACAGCATTAAATATGTTGGGTACTTTCTTGTCGTAAAAGCCCTTCATGCCTTCGCCACCAACATCCAAATCTAATCCTCTATATTCGCCTCCGCCTTCTGTAATAGCTTTTTTGGCAAGATCATTTCCTATGTAATCTTTTAATTTTTCTTCAGGAATATCATCGTGTTCAATTTCAGGATTTTCAGTTGTATCTGTACCATGCTCATAACCACTTACAGAATATTTACCATTTTTATTTTTGTAGACACTTAATATATGCAAACTTTTGCTTAAACCGTATCGATCAGCTTGCTCTTGACCTGGGGTTACAACAATACCATGGTAGCCTCTCTCAGCAGCGTGATGGATCAATCTCTTAATTGCCATCTCTTCCCAATTCTTTTTGAATGGGGCGTCTGGCACTCTGGTACCCCTGTTGAGATTTTCAAGTGCATTTTTATTTGCAGTTTCAGCATTCAACCCTGATGCAAAAACATTTCCATTTTCATCTAACACATGATAATCTTTTGCACCTGATATATTTGTATATGGAACAACTTTATATCCCTCAGGCAACTCTGTTAAGTTTTGATGATATCCTTGATTTCGTCCTTCTTGATGCCAATCAGATTGCAACTCTTCTAAATGCAATAGTTTCTTGCCTTCAGGTGTTATACGATCTTTAAGGCGCATGGACGCTAAGATGTTTTTTTCACCACCAAAATGACTAGAAAGTCCTCGAAAATTTTCTTCAATCTTTTTCTTATTAGGTGCTTTAATTAGCATCTCACGGTAGTTTTCACCGCCAGGTAATGTGTATCCTTTGTGATGGTAAGGTTCAGCTTTTTCTTGCAATTCTTCTTGAAGATTTTTCATTATTTGTGGCATGTGTCTACCACGTAATCTTCTCATCTCATCTGACGCAAGAGTGCGATATTCAGCAGATGTATCTGCTTTCATATTTGCATAATCTCTAGCATTTGATCTAATTTGTTTATTTGCACTTTTACGCACAACTTCTCTAGGTGGTGGCTCAGGTTTTTCCCCCAATACTTTTTGGAATATTGAAGGAACAGGCTTGTCCATTAGCGCTGACAAGAATTGCTCATGCGTCATCTTGGGTTCGTTCATCAACCCCTCAAGACCACGCTCTTTAAGCTCGGTGGGCTTGACCCCAGGCAATGCCATTAACTCCTTCAGAAACTCAGATCCTGTTCCCACCTTACGCTTGAGCGCTCTAGCCCCCATGTCCATGGCTGAATAGAATGGTTTACCTTGTACTACTAGTTCTTTCATAGTGGTCTTTCTTCTATTTCAAGATGGTGGGCATGAGTTATACCGCCCTTGGCCTTGTGGAGCTTCTTGCCTTGTACATTCATGCCCGTAGGAGCGACCACAAGCTTTTCAAATACAGGATGGTGCATGCCCTTGATGGATATCCGTCCAACCTCATCACCGACTCCATAGATGTCTCCACGGCTATGTGGTCTAAGCGTTGGGTTGCCCCTCATCTCTTGGACAAGCTCAGCAGGGGACTCATAGTGCGTGGACAATCCATAGTGATGTCCTTTGCCACTCTTCTCAATTGTTGCCAAAAACTTGATCCTATCAAGCAATGGATCACCACCCTCATGCTTAAACAAGCCTTTGCGTATCAAGTTGCTTTTGGTCAGACTTCCAAGCTTTGGATCAATCTCTGTCAATCCTGACTTGATGCCTGACATTCTTGGTGCGCCTGTTTCAGGATCAATCGCTACACCTAAGTCGTGCATGATCTCAAAGTCTAATGGCTCGCCTGTAACAGGGTTGATGTGGGCGCCATGGGGGAAGTCTTCTCGTTGATGACCTGTGTAAGCTAGGAGTTTCTCAATAGCTTTCTGTTGGTATGGATGCTTTTGTGGATGCTTGAACCAACGGTCAGGTGCAGGCATGATTGGTGTTCTACCTGACTCTTGGAGCTTTTGGAGCATCTCTTCAATGCTTGGATACTTTGGCATAACATTGCCTCCCTTAGCTTTTTTGGTTAAATACTTGTTTTTAATGTATTCCACTGCTTTACCTTCATCGCCTTTTAAAGTGTCGAATTTGCCTGACAATACATTTTTAATTCCACTCTCATCTTCTAAATATCTTGCATGCCTATGCCATGGATAGTGTGCAGAGATAAAGTCTTGTGGATGCACATCTCTTAAAACAAATGGTGCGTCCCAATCTTTTTTAGGCACTTGGAATTCAAGCGTTGGTTTCTTTGTAGCATCACCATAGAACGGTGTCTCGCCTGCGTAAATTGCCCTCGGGCCTTCAATCCCCTTGGCATGCTTTAACAATAATCCATGCTTTTCTATCTCTCTAAGATTATCACCATCCGTTTGATGGTATAGGCGAACATGTCCTTCTTTGATGGGAGTTGACCCAGGTTCGTTTGGAACTGATCCACCCTTGTTATATATCTCAGGCAGTTGTGGACGGTTTTTATCTAGAAAATTATTTTCTTCTAACCATTTGTACATTTTTGCATTTGGGTCACTAGGCAACAAAGTGCTACCTTGTGGTGAAACATATCTGTTGGCACCCAATGTTTGTTTCATCTTCTGCACAAGTTTTTCATTGTTTTTCTTTGGCATGGTCAAACCCATGGTCAAACCCAATCTATCAGATGGCATCAACTGAACCAATGACTTTTTTACGCCTTTGCTTACCAACGCGCGAGAACGGTGACGACCCTCGTGCCCTTCAATGCTTGGCAAGTATTCAGGATCACGGTGCCCCAATTCAAGGAATGGAACCTCGTCAAATCCACCCTTGATATTAGCCAAATGATTCATGTAATCGTTGAAGGATACTTGTGAACCAGTTCTTGTGTGTCGTGTGGCTTGTTCATCCGTAAACCTGTCTTGTAAGCGCTCTGCATATTTTTCAAAGTCTTGTGGATTCATTGACATCAGTGCAGCGTCAGGTCTTTCAAATGTGAACTTCAATGCTTTAGGGGTGTACATGTTCTCAAGATTAGGAATCTCATCCGCTGCGCGTTGTACACGTTCTGCACCATGCTCGCCACGTTTTTGTCGGATGTATTCTTCCATTTCTTTTAACGACACGATGCCACCCTTGGCTTTCTTCTCAGCGTTCCTCATTGACCATTGACGTAATGTACCTATGTACTTTCCTTGGTAGGGCGCCTCATGTTTTTCAAATCCCATGTGCTCTACTTTGATTGGCATGTCATGATGCCCACCTGATTTAATAATCCGCCTAGCTAAATCCGATACCATGGGCGAGTTTTTATGATGGAAGGGATCCATGGCAGGCGTACCCTTAATCGTTATCTCAGGGTCGCTATTCATGCGTACAAATGTCAATCCACCCTCAGCATTGTATGCATCCAAATCTTTGATAGTGTAGCTGTGGTGGTAGTCATTGGCTTTGGCTACAGACTCAGGATAGGACTCAAACTTACCATGTGGGGATAGGTAACCAATGAACGCTGCGTCATTTGGTTTACCACCTTCAGCCATATGCACCTCACCTCCCTTGGCTTTGGTGATGTCTGACTCATTGGTGTCGTATGTGCCACGGTTACCAATAGCTGACTTGATCTGGTTTGGGTTAAACACTATGTGAGCATCATGTTTATGTGTTTGTAGTGAGCCAGCCGCACCGGGTTGGTCAACCATGTTTCTCAATATCACACTGTCATGCCCTTTTCTTTTGGCATCTTTAACGTGATGCTCAACTTGGTGATACATCTTTCCTTCAGCATCAATATCCAGTGGGTTAACCATATTTAGATATACAGGCATTACATTGCCACCATGGATTGATTCGGGTGGCCACGCATGGTATTTGCCAGTTGTCGGACTTTTTGACGCGCCAGTGTAAGCATTGGCCAATTCTTTATTTTGCGTAAAGAAGTGAGCACCAGTTCCTCTAAGCTCTTCCCCGCCTTGTGTGTTGCTTTTGGCGTTTGGATCAAAGGTATTAAAGTTTCTGTTGGTGCCGTGATAGACAACGTATTGAGCTTTGCTTTTCTTAAATGGGCTGGATCTTCCGCCCAGAGCAAGGCGCATCTCGTCTAGTGTGGGTTTATTTGCCATGGTCAGATTATGCCCTTGATCTTAATTTGGTTCAACTTGAAGTGGAAATAACTCCACTCACTGTGCATATGGGTTGGCTCGTCCCTTGTTATTATATTCGTCTGCGTCCAAGATGTCGCTATCTTCATAAGGGTCACGCCTTGGTACATCGATGCTGATCCACCCTGCGTCCCTGAGGTATCTCAACCCCTGACTGATGCAATCCACGAACTCGTCGTGTGCGGTCTCAGGGAACGAGCATATCTGACTCACCATCCCCTCAGCCCAATCCTTGACATATCCCTTTCTGACTGATGACTCAGGCACCCACACTCGACCTGCCTTGATAATGTTCGCCACGATGGAGAGCCTTTGTATCTTGTCAGCACGGCCAGGGTTATACGCGATCACAGGGATGTGCGCTCTCTGTAAGTCTTGGATCAGGGAGATGCCTGCTGACTTGTCCTCCACGAGAACCACATCCACCAACTTCTTCTCTCGTCCGTCTCCATACGCCACCTCGAACTCGTCAAGCACCTTAGGGCGGAGATCAGGGTACTGTAGGTGTTCTTGCCAACAGTCAAGCACCAACACGCACATGCCACCATCCATGGGCTTGAACACGCCAAAGGTGATCGAGCCTGTAGGGTCGTTGTATGTCTTGTCTGATGTAGCGCAGTCATAGCTCTGTAGGACGTACTCAAGCTTGGGGAAGGGCTTGTTTTGAGGCCAGAGCCTGAACCAATCCCTCTTAACAATACCTGACTCCTCAGCGTCTATGATCTCAGCATGGATCTCCTGCCTACCCAATTTGGTCGATTCATACTGAAGGATCTGTTTCTGAAAGCTCTGAGCCAAGTTCTTGATGTTGGAGTAGGTCGATGCTCTCGTGATGGTGACATCGTCTCCTTCCCTTGATATGAGGTCAAGGATCAAGTCTTTGGGTTTTGGAGTTGTTGAGCATATCAGCTTGGTGTTAACTCCAAGGCGAATGCCGAACATGATCATGTCCCACGATTCTTGGAGGTACTCCCACGCTGCTAACTCATCCAACCACCCACCATGGAACTGTGGGCCACGGAACCGTTCAGGCTCGCTCGCAGGGATCCCCTTGATGAACGATCCGTTAATCAGGTGTATCTCATGGAGTGAGGAGTTGTACTTATCTATCAGCATGGGAGGAATGATGCTGATAAGCCCTGAGTCGCCCTCAAAGCATGTCCCCTTCAAGTCCCCACTCGTTGGGGCAGACACGAGCCACCGTGTCTTGGGTTGACTCCATGCCCACCACGCCAAAGTCTCAGCAGACGCCCTAGTCTTGCCTGCCCCACGACCTGCGAGCATCAACCAAATCGACCAATCCCCATGGGGTTCAATCTGATGCTGATGTGCTAGTTCTTGGAGCCACTTGTATTGCCATAGGAATACGGTCTGATCGACCAAGGATAGCTTGACGAACTCGTCCTGTGTCTTTGGATCCAACAGGACATCTTCTATGACCTCACTCATTGAGCTTGTCGTGATGCTTTGATGTTCTCAAGCAATTGACCAAACACATTGACATTGTGCTCGTGAACTATGGGATGTGTATCACTCCCACTGATCTCAGTTCTAGCTAACTTGGGGATGTGATACTCCACCACACTTTGGAACATGTCGAACGCCTTCGCAGGGTTTGGCGCCACAATGTACTTCTCCTCCCCTGTCTCAGGATCCTCTACCTTCACACCCTCTGCAACCCTGTCGAGCCACTCAGAGAGCCTGTGAGCGTTTCCATCAACAAATGATGCTATAGCCTGTCGAGCCTCGTTTGTGACCTTGTTGGTCGATCCAAGCACCCTCCCACCTGTTTTCTTACCCACACTCATATCAACTCCTCTCAGATTTGTCTAATTTACATAAGTTAGTTTTCACTAACATATCATCTGAATTGATTGGTGTAGACAGTATCTCAGTCTATTCGCACAATCGTTTCAGTGCATGGTGTGGAGTGTATCTTATTCTTCTTCACTTCTCAATAACCTATGCTCTGCGAACTTTCGGTATGACTTCAACTTCATGTTCTCGTCCTTTAAGCGATCTATCTCGCTCTTCATGTGTCTCATCCTACTTGATGCTTGGTCTATCCATTCTTTTACTTCCATAGGCATGGAGTATTGAATGGGTGGAGTTATTTCCACTTTGGCTTTTGGCGGAGCTTTCTTCGCGACCATTTTTTTTACTGTTTTCTTTGCGGTTACCATTTTTTATCCTTTGTGTTAATCCAATCTTCTACCCAATGATCATAAAACCCCCAACAGAACAAATACATCCACGAGAGCTTTTGATATTGTTTTTCTGTCCGTTCGTTGTAATATCTTGCTAAGTACAGACACAGGTCTTGTGATGGTGGGTTAGCCATTGTTCTTACTCTTGAGCATGGACTCGATCTCTTCTACAAATTCGAAGACATAGGAGCCAAATATGATCTTCCACTTTTCACTCAGAGTTTTTATCTCTGCCTCTGTTAGCCCCACCCATGGTCTTTTGTAGTCTTGGATGTCGTCGTCATCTTCTATGCGCGCCTGTACTTGTCTCTTGCGCCATCCTGACTCAGCCTCAATGCGCTCGAACTTTTCATCTTCAGGCGTCTTCATCTTGCTGAACTCCTTCCATTCAGGATTTTCTTTTTTCCATCTCTCATACTCTGCGTCAAATGCTTTGTTGACTCTCTCAATTTCACTCGTCATTGTTCATACTCCTATAGATAAACCATACCAATAAAAGAAACGCAACAGCATTCAATACAGCCGTTACCAACGCAAAAGTTATCATGGCAAAGTCGATCACATCTATCACGATGCTCTCCAAACAACCATGTCCATGAACAGCACTGTGAATGCTATCACATATGTGCAACATAAAATTAGATCAAACTTCATCATTGCCTCTGCGACGGTATACGGTTCCGAATAGCCTCACCCAACTTTTCTATATCAACGCACTCATCCGCAAGCTTGGCGCACTCTTCCCTCTCAATCAGCAATGCTTGCTTGGTGGTTTCAATTGCCACATGCATGATCTCAGCCTTTGCTATTGCTAGGGCATCATCAAACTCAGCTTGAGTAAAAAACCTTTGTACGCCTGAGGTGCTTAATATTTGTCGAGCCAATCCACTTAATTCTTTCTTTGCCATTATTTGATCCTTATTACTTTTGCTTTTCTCATCAACATTTCATACTCTAACTTTGCATTATCGTCCAATTTGCGCATGGGCAACTCTTGATAGAACTTCCACTTGCGTTGATACTCATGCGACTCACTTGGTGGTACCCATCCCATGGCTCGCCATCTGATCGAGATATCAGTACCCGATGGTGTGTATATGTAAAATTTATCCATTTGTCTTTCCTTTCATGATTATGAACCAATATATTCATGGCAATAGCAAATTCTATTTCTATGTTTTTCAATTAGATCTTTATGAAAAAAAGAATTTTGCTTTTTCATTTGACGCTCGTATTGTTTGCTACGGTCTTCCATGTTGTGAGTTGTAGGTTTCCATTTGACAGATTGATTTCTGTATTCACCCATTCTTGTGTGAGATGTTTTGGAAAAATATCGTCGCCCCCATTGTTTGAACATTTCACCAATTGCATCTGAAACTTTTACGCCAATACCTAATCCCTGAAAATCAGGAAAAATTACGGTTCTATGCTCTCGCCATGCAAGCTTGACGGTTCCTGAAGGATAAGTGATTGCTGAGGTAAATCCAACAATTTTTCCCTCCCAAACGACGAACCAACACCATGCACTTTTATTGATACTTGCTGAGAGATAGTGATGGTTGCAAAAGATTGACCAAGCCTCGGTGCTGCAAGGAACCACTTCCAATTCGATTTGAGGCCGATCTGACCCCCTTCCGACTGTCAGTCGGTTTATGTTAGTGTCAAATACCCAATCAGGTTGTAACCATTCAATGATGTCATAGTGGCATGATGCAAAGACAAGGTTCTTTAGCCCATCCTTACGTATATGCCTTGAAATGGCACCAGAACAGCTTTTGGCAACGTTTCTGTCTACCACTGAGGTGAACTCATCAATGATGGCATCGTCCTCCAGAGAACGAGCTAAATCAGCCCTGAACTTCTCCCCTGTGCTTAGGACATGATATGGCTTGAGCCAAGATGGAACAGAGTTAAGCCCTACAGCACCTAGTTTGTCCTGAGCCTCCTTTGCTGACTCAAAGTGTGAGCAGATAGCCTTTTCAGCGTTCCACGTCACTTCTTTAGGTGTGCCTATGGTTTTCAATATGGAAGACTTGCCTGAGCCACTTGCACCCACAATTAAGCCAATTTGGAAATCTTCAGGCATGTTGAAATTAGGTATAGTGAATTTTGTGGATCCACTGAACTCAAAGTCAAAAGCAGACGAGCATTCTTTGGTTATCTCGTCTTGCTGAACAGTTGATGTTAAAACTAAACTCATTCCATTTTTCCAAGAAACTCTTGCAATGCTTTAACCATCTTTTGAGCCTCGTCTCTTGGAATGACACAATGGGCGCCACCCCCATTGGTTTGAATAGACAACCAAATGTCGTTGTCGTTTTGGTCAACAAAAACAGTTCTGTTGTCTTGTGCTTTGATTAATATTGATTCGCTCATGTTGTTTTCCAATTAAAAGTGTGGGTTTTGTGAATGATGATGTCCACCAACCAATGACCAAGTTTTGTGCTTGAGCCATGTTCCTGAGTTTCTACGACGATAGAATTCTGAACCATCTGTAGTAGTAATTTTCTTTAAAGTTTTGCTAATTGTTTTAATAAATCCACAAGGGTACGAGTCACCATTAAAACAATAAGAAACAGGATCGCCAACTTCAGGAACTTCCATCACATCAAAGTATCCATTGCTTTCGGTGGCTATGAAATCGATGCCTTCAAAATCGGACGCTGCGTCAGCAACCCTTGTAGCCTCCTCAAACGATTTAAATTCGTTTCTGCATACCCAACCCTCACCCCATTGGGTTTCGTTGCTGATGGCGGTCACAATGATGTTTACGGGTGCGTGTGGGTTTTGTTCTACTTTAAAATATTTCATGGTGTTCTCCTTAGTCTGCTCTTGATTCTGCACAGCACACGATGCCATAGCCGTTTAACACTTTAGCAAATGCGTGTGCGCCTGCCTCTTTGATATCCATAGACTGAGTGCCATTACCAGTAGGATTCCAAATCTGCCATCCTTTATCCCAATGCTTAGAACCCGTGTCGTTCTTCTTGCACCAGTTAACAAACGGTGTACGTGCGTTTGGGAAATAGACCCATGCAAAGCCACAGTACATTGGCTCGCCATGTTTTACAAAGTATTCATGCTCTGCGTCTCTAGCAGCGCCTAGTGCCTGTGCGTAAATGAGTTGAAAGTATGCTGATTTCATATTTGTTTTCCTTGCTTTACTACCTGGTTTGAGTGGTCGTTTGTTTCTGTGCAAAATTTCTGGACTGCCGATCATGTTTGTTCCTTTACTTAACTTTTTTTGGTCTTTGAATAACAGTTTGCTTGACGCCATCACGCACGCCATGCTCTTTGATTGTTGCTGTGATGGTGAGGGTGTCGCCTTTGCCACGCACGGTGCCTTCAGGTGTCCAAGCCATCACGTTAGAGTTGCCTTTGTAGATCACGATGTTTTGGTCGGAATCTTCCATGATGTAAATGTAGCTAGTGCCGTAAATGCCTTCCAAAGAGACAATGTGACCTATGGTTAAATTAAGGGTAATTTTTTCGCCAACTGTACCAATGTGCTGACGTGTGGCATCGATGATTGCTTTTTTGTCAGCCCACTCTGCCTTACGTGCGGCACGAGCATCTATGCCTTTCAAAATAGCCTCAGATTGTTTTGGTGAAAGCTTTCCATACGCATAAAAAGATTTAGCCATGTTACCCATGAAGTCTTCGGTATAACCTTTGATGCCACCACGGTCATTTAACATAACGCCAACATTCAAAGCACTTTCAATTTCATCAGCACGGTCAGTGTTTGCTCTCCACGTTTTTTGTGCGTTGGCAATAATGTTGCGCTTGATGGCATTCTCGTAAGCCACTGGGTTTTCAATGATAGGAGAGAAGTTTGTAGTCATGATGATTCCTTTAAGCCCCCGAAGGGGCAGTTGTTTTATTGCTTGGCCCAGTACCCGTAGACCATGCGCTCGGTGCAATTCCAACTGTCATTGGCAACACCATCAATCACTGCTACAAAGTGGTGGGCTTGCTTGGCAATGACGACACCCTTAGGCATATCACTGCAACGCGCCTTGCGTCCTGTGAATTGTGGTGCCTTGTGCCACACCCAACCATAACGCTTTAGCACCTCTGCGTAGATATCTTTGTTGATGCCGTTACGGGCTGACTTAGCACGACCGTTGTCGGCATTGGCTTGAGCCAATTCTTTGTACACGGCCTTGTAGTCAAGGCATAGTGCGATTGCCATTGCACGAGCACCACAGTCGCCTGTTGTCCCTTTGAAGCCTGAGGCCTTGCGACCTCCATCGTTGAATTGGAAAGTCATAGTCGCTCTCCTTACTTCTTAGGAGTTACACGGATGTCAGCACGACCTTCTTTGCGGAAGGTATCGAGCACGGTGTCTGTGATGCCATATGCAACACAGAGTGCTTGGTAGTCAACTGTACCTTTGACTTCGAACAAAGCCACATTGACTGAGTGCAATTCGCCTTTGTGTGTGCCAACGTCGTATTTGTTAGCGATGGCGTCTTTCATTGACTTGACTTGCAAAGCCAATGCTTTGGCCTGTTGGTCGAGCACATAAAGTGCGTCGATGTCATTCTGTAATGACTCTACTGTTGCAGTAGCTTGAATGAGAGTTGCTGTATCTGACATTTTGATTTCCTTTGGTTAAACCTGAATTTGTTTCAGTACATGTAGTCTAACAAAATATTAGACTATTTAACTAGGGGAAACCCTTATTTTTGTAAAATAATTGAAAATAATTGAAAAATGTTGCTTTTTTGTGTGGAAATAACTCCACTAACTGTTGTGAATTAGCTCAACTACCCTCTTGACAGTCACATTCAGGGCGTCAATCTCATCCATTTTTGCTATAGCCCATGCTCTTTTCTCTCCGTGCCAACCCATCTTACTCCCTTGGTGGCATGATTTACAGAGAGCAATCACTGTGTATTGCCTGTGCTGTTTGACATGGTGTGCGTCGCTTGGGCCTTCTGCGTCACATATTGAGCATGGTAGGAGCTTGACGAGTCCCACATATGCGTGTTCTTTTGCGCTCAAATTGTTATTCACATCGTTGCCCTGTCAGTTTGCCTGTTAGACGCCTCTAAAGAGCGCCACACATCGATTCGAGCTTGTGCTGATACCAATCCCCATCTCAACGCCTCCGCTTGCTCTACAGCCTCTTTAAGCGCCTCTATATGCTTTATGTAGTCATCGCTTGCATATGCCAACATTTCAGCACTAGCGACAGATTTACAGCCATTCTCCATAGCTGTCACCATGAGCACAGCTTTCTTGCTTTTGCGGAACTCTTCCATGTAAGTCAAGTGAGCTTTTGCTTCAGCAAATTTAATCCCATGGGTGTAGATGTAATCTACCGCGTCGTTGATGTCTTTTTCTTTCATGCTTGTCTCCTATACCATTCCGCCAATAAAAGCGCTCAG